AATGGACAAAGTATTGGATCTTATTTTTCTTTAGATCATTGGGCGCATAGTTTCTCCGTATAGAGAGTACTACTCGGCTGCCTTCTTCTACAGTTACAATGTAGGGCAATTTTATTCCTGTTGGTTGTCCGTCTTTACCAACTTCTTCGAAACCTTCTAAGTCTAAATTTACATGACACTCTAACAGACTATAGACGGGTTCTTGTCTACCAGTTTTTTTAGTGCCATCTAATTCACGTTCTTTTTTTTCTAAGTCGTTTCTTTCAACACTACCCGGTGTTCCAAGTTCTACATCTCTGTAGAAACCAGATACTTGTTGTTTTCTTAATTCGTTTTCAGATATTTTTATTGTATGTATTACTGATTCTGCATCATCAATACTAGTTGCTGTATATGGAACTATTAATTCATCTGCAGGTACAAACTTAGATACCACTCTTCCAAGTGGTACATCATAATAAACTTTTTTAAATGTAGAACCTGCAAGTGGTAAATGAAATAACATAGAATCAAACTCTGATTCGTATTCTTTCATTTGATCCATAATTAAATAGTTCATGAAATCTTTTACACGATTAGCTTGTTGTTCTGTTTGTGGGTTTTTAACACCCATGACTTGTGTTCTAACTGGTCCATCTGCTGGTAATAATTCTTTGTATGCTTGTGCTTGGAACTGTGTAACTGCTTCTGCAAGGACTGGGTGTGTTGCACCAGATGCTCCTTGGAAAGGTTCTGTTCTGTTTTCGTATTTAAACCCTAGTAAGTCAAGCCCCTCTGTGTATCCTCTCTCCCAATCTTTTCTAGAAGATTTATAATCTATATAGTTTTGAACCATCTCGTTACCGACTGGTTCTAAAACATCATCTGGTAAAATATCTGCTAAATTATCAAAGTGTGCTTCTGTGCCGGGTACATTAATTGAACCTGGTTCAAAGTCTAATGTTACACCACCATCTTCTTCGGGTATAACTTCAATAGGTTGTTTTTCTGCTTCTTCTTCTGCTTCCTGAACGGCAACTTCTTTTACTTCCTCTTCTGAGGGAATATCAATTTTAGTTTTAACGTTCGGGAGTCCTTTGTCTATTTCTGCCATTTAATACTCCTATGTTTTGATACCACGTTTAAACGCTGCTGGCAACCCCTCATCACCATCTGGTGTTGGCCCCGATATTGGAGGGGGTCCTGAATCTACGCCAGCTTGTTTAGCTATACCGCCACCTGCATACAAACCAGGTAAACCTAATAATTGATAAATAGCATCTATTGCATCTATACCTCCAAAATAAGCAATGTCTCTTTTTCCTGAAGGGCTTTTTAAATATTTTGCTTGATCTTTAAAAAGATCAAATAAATAACTTCCAGATTTATACGAGACCCTGCCACCATCTTCAAATTTTTTTAAGTTTTTTAATTTACCCAAAGGACCAGGTAGTGGTGCAAGATCTATAAAATTTTTTATAGGTAAATTAGAAGCTCTCATTGTACCAGGTATTTTATCTATTAAATTTTGAATAACACTTTGTTTTTTTCCAAAAGCTTTTCTTTCAGCGCCTGTCATATCTTTGTATATTTTTTCGTCACCGGATAATCCTGCAAATGTTTTTGATTTGTCTACACCTTTTAATTCAAAATTACCTTTTTCATCAACATTAAAATAACCAAGAGTGCCTTTTAAACCTTCTGGTAATAGTTTAGTAAAATTTTTTGATAACTCTACAGCTTTAGCATTTACTTGTTTTAACAATTTTTCATATCCTTTTGGTTTTTTTATAATTAAATCTCTTTGTTGTTCTGCAATTTTTAATATTTCTGCATCGTACCCTTGAGCCGCTCTATTAACAGAGGCACCTATAGGACCTGTATTTGCAGTTGATGTTAAGAACTCTTTTAACTTTGGAGCAAAATGTCCAAAGTTATTTATTCTATCCATGTTAATAGCAGAGCCTTGAGCTATTTTTACAAACTCATCATACTTTTTATTTGATATTAATTTTGAAGTTGGTTTAGTAACTGGTTTACCTACGCCAGGAATTTTTAATTCTGGGAATCTTTCTAATTCTTTTTTACCTACAATTTTATTTTTATAATATTTTCCTTCTCCTCTTAAATCTTTTTTAGTTAAAGGAAATTCTTTACCATCAATTATTTTAGGAGGGGCTTTATCAATTGCTTTTTGAACTTCCTCAAAAGTTCTCATGCCTTTTGTGTATTGATTTTCACCTGTAGGGTTTCTATTAAAATTAGAACCATTATTAAACTCTAATCTTTCACTGCCTTTATTATCAAACAAATCTGATAACTCTTCTACTTGTTTTAAAATATCTGTCACACTATTCTCCTAACATTTTTGCGATACCACCACCTGCTTTTTTAGTAACTGTATCTTCAATAACTTCTATAATATCATCTTCAATACCCATCTCATCTCTTTGACCAGGTTTGTAGTAAATAGTTTTATCTTTTGTTTTAACTGTATAGCTTCGATCCATAATATCTTCTTCAACTTCAACGTCTTTTAATTTTTTCTTAGTTGTTAACTCTTTTAATCTTTTACCACTTTGTGAAATAAGTTTACCTGCAGACATAACTGTTTCTATAATTTTATCTAATGCAGGTCCTGTAATCTCTGCACCTTTTTTAATTAATGGCATTGCTGGTTTTATATATTTACCAAGAATAGGTAGTGTTGCTAGACCACCCATAATTTTCATAAACTTTCTTCTACCTGGCATATCCGGTCCATCTTTTAAACCTATACGTCCGCCTTCTGCAAAAGTTTTTTTAAAAGTAATATTCATGTTTTCAAAATCATCATCAACTTTAATTTCAAACTTATTACCTTCATCACGCTGACCCATACCTACTATAAAATTAATAGCATCATCTTTTCCTATAGAGTCTTTAAATAAAGTTTTACCTTCTTCTGTTTCAACATCTACTTTGACTTTACCTTTGTCCAAAGAAGCTCCACCATAAAATTTATCGCCTTTAAGTAATGCCGTAAGTCCATAATCTATATCTCTTACAGATTCAGTTATACCAGGAGCTACTGTTTGTTCTGTCTGTATACCACTTACTCTTGGTTCAAGTCTTATACTTGGTGCTCCACTATCTTCGCTGCCATTTGCAAACCCTGCACGTCCACCTGTTGCCATGTCTTCTGGATCTGGTATAAAATCATCTATACCTCTTGGATCATTTGGATCTACACCGCCCGCATCATCTACAAAATCTTCAAGAGCTCTGTCTTCTAATCTTTTTTTATCTCTTATTCTTTGAGCAGCTTCTTTGTTTTCTCTTTTCATTCTAGCTAATATCTCTGCCTCTGTTTCTTTAACAGCTTTACCGCCCATAATTTTAGAGCCTTGTGGTATTTCTTGACCCTCCATATCGAGCAATTTTCCAGCTTTTGTAGATTTAATTCCTTCTTGAACAGGTCTATTCTCTATAATGTTAATAGCATTCTCAACTTGGTTAGCATTTTTTAATGTTGTTGGATCAACACCAGATCGCATTAGACGTTGTGCTGTAATCTGTGTATTAAGTTCTATTAAATCTCTGTTAGGTAGGGTTTGCATGACTCCGGTTTGATCCTTCATCATTGTTCTTGTTACCCATTGATAAACTGCTTTTAATGCGTCTAGCCTGCTTTTACTCATTAGTAATAATTCCTTTTAGTTTTTTCGACCTTTTCGTCGACATAGTCTTCAGGGTGTCCGATCAGACCGCCCTGTCTGAATCGCATAATCGCTTGAGTTGTACTATCAACCAAGTCGTCATGATCCCCAAAAGGAAACGCAGCACATTCTTCAATGACTTCCTCTGCAAATTTCTGATCAGGAGCCCATACAATACCAGATTCAAACAAAGGTGCAACAGCATTTACACGTGCATGCTTATCATTTCCCTTTGATGGTGTGAAGTTGACAACCGGTATATCCATCTTCCTTAACTCGTATGTCAGAGGTAAACCTGATGCTTTTGCCTCAACAATGACTGTTTCTGGCATCCAGTATTTATATTGTTCAAGGGCCAATCTCCGTAATTCAGGGAACTCGTATCTACCTTTGATGGCATCGAGCAGTATGAGATTAGCCCCTTCATCCTCACT